AAGCAACGCTGTGTCTTTGTTGCTCTACTTAATACATCGTCATACGTCAACGAAACTTTAACATGATATGCATTTTTTTTTTTCATATGCTATGCTTGCAAACCGGCATGAAACTTGCTTGTTTGCTTGCAAACTCGCTTGTACTCGACAATGCTTGCAGACTGCACAGCCTATGCACATTCACGCACATAAGCATTTCTGTACAAGACGATCCCCCCTTTCGGCTATACAGGGGGTTTTTGCACCCCCTACATACCAGCCCAGCCTAATGCATTTCATATTTGGCTACAGACACTCCCCCGGTTGGGCTTGTTCTCCCGGTTGGGTTAGTTACTGCATATGTTTCACATTTCAACTTAGCTTTCCCAAGCTATTGACGTAGCACAGCCTAATATAGTATACTGCATATTATAGTTTTAGATGCATCGCATACAGGAGTCACATGAAGCCTATTGAATTGCTACGAAAAATGTTGTCAGGTAAACTCAGCAAGAACGTACAGGCACGCTATGATGAGTACGCCCGAACTATCATTTGAGCTTCCGGTCGGTGCTTTAGAAAGCATCATATTCGAGTCCGTACATGCCACTGAGCTAAAGCGGCTACGGCCCCTGCATTACAAGATAATCTCGATGCATCTGGCTGGGCTGAAGAATAAAGACATAGCACGGAATCTCGGCGTTACGAAGGCCACGATTGTCAACATAGTACACTCGCGGAAGGGCCGTGAGGTAATTGACAGTGCGCTGGAGAAATACTATGATGAGTTTCAGGAGCTGGCACCGCAGGTAGTCAATGTAGTTAAGCAGACACTTGGTGATGATGACAATCCGGACTTACGGCTTCGTGCAGCAAACATGTGGATCAAAGCATCCGGCTGGGAGCATAGACGACAAACTGTGCAGACCAGCGAGGATCAGGTTAAGAATATATTGATACAAGCTAACAATGTTCAGCTTACAGGCTAGGTGTCTTGGAAATGCATTGAGGGTTGTGGGGCATGCTGTCCTACTAAGTGTGTGCATTATAATGCCACACGTAGGAACTGTATGGTATATGAAACTCGACCGGATGTATGTAGAGTTGATGTTACGCACCGAGCACTTGGCATCCCGATTGATGCTTCAGCCCCTTTTTGTCGCATAATGATTGCACGCAGGTATGGCAACAAAAGTGATGTAATGAGACGTTTTAATAAAGAAAATAAAGGTTAGTATGGCAGCAAAATTCACATGGAAACTTCTTGGTAAAGATGCCGCCAAGTATGTGCTGACTTTTAATCCCAAGAAGAATCAATGGGGTTTCCGGCAGGCTGGGCAGCCTCTGAATTTTACGCAGAAACTTACGCCTGGGCAGGCAGGCCGGTTAGCCAAAGAGTACAAGATCAAGCTGCCAGGTAATCTAGGTTTGCAAACTCGTGCACAAACAACTCCTTCCGCAAGCAGCCAGACTCCGCGTCAGCAGGCACGTGAGCAAGCCTCGCAGATCACTACACTAAGGCAGGACTGGCAACGGCGCCCACCCCCAAGGCCTGACTTTACAATGCATGGCAACCGACCCATTAAAGATATAACTCCGAGGCCATCGCCAAAACATGTTAAGCGAATTGCAGAACCTGTTATTCCAAAGGCGGTAAAGAAGCCGATGCGTACACTTTCGCGTAAGCGTAAAGATGCAGCATTGGCACGGGTTCGTGATACTCGTGCCCGTGGGAAGTCGAATTATGTGCCTAGAGATATGCCAGGCAATCCTATCTCGCAACCATCGAGAACAAGTCGTGCAGTAGCAGCAGCTACCTTGGCGTCTACCACAGCGGCCGCTTTGTATGGCTTAGCTAAGAATACTGACAACAGTTCGTCCGCATCCGCGCCCAGAGTAACATCATCTAGGCGAACATCTACGGTTGGAACTGCTTCGGCATCTACTCGGCCGACAACGGTGAAGGCTGCGACTACGACTCCGACTAAGAGAACCGCCGCAGCACAGCCAGCATGGAAAAAGGTCATCCGATTGTATGGCGATGATATGCCGGGTGTAAACAGCAAGGCGGATTTCAGCACGAACGCACGGAAAGCGGCTGAGAGGATGCTAAGAGAGGCTAAGGTGCGCAGTGCGGGTGGACGCAAGCCAGGCAAAGCAAAGGCATACCGGGGCCGCTAATATGGGAATTACTAAAAATCTATGGCTTATCCAGAATGGCCTGCCTACAGTACATGATGCCCTTGAGCTGATCAAGAAGGAGCCGAAGCAGGGCAATTTATTTGATTGGGATGATGATCCGGGAGAGGATCAATGGGAACGCATTGTAGGCACGTGCTTAACCTGCGAAGAGACGGATGTCGAAATTGCTACAGGCGTAATGGGCGCAGTCGATGCTGAGTGCTGGGGTTGCTACGGAGAACGCATGAACGATACTCCAAATTCATATGACCGAATGGTTACCAACTGATTACGGCGAGACGCATAGAAGTGCTATTGAGCGTTTCCTGCGTATCAGCAATAAAAGTGGAACAACGGTACCCTTTGTACTTAATAATGCCCAGCAGAAAGTATTAGCTAATCTAACAGGCCGAGATATAGTCCCGAAGGCACGTCAGCAAGGCATCACATCTTTGTTTCTGGCGTGCTTCTTCCTAGACTGCTTAGCATATGAAAACCTTCGTTGCGTGGTTATCGCACATGATGCAGACTCTACCGAGCGTCTATTCCAACGTGTGCATTTTTACTTGGACAACTTTATTGGCGAGGGAATCGAGATTGTATCAAGCACCAAGCGGGAAATCCGCTTCGTTGCAACGAATGCCACGTTCTATGTTGAGACGGCAGGTAATACCAAGTCAGGACGGTCGGGGACGATTAACCGTCTTCTATGCTCAGAAGTCGCATACTGGCCAGACCCAAAAGCAATGACTGCAGGCTTACTGCAGAGTGTACCATCTACGAACTCCTTAGTTGTATTCGAGAGCACAGGCAATGGTGCGCAAACATGGTATCATCGGAGATGCCTTACGGCTCTCAATCCGCGGTCTGAGTATGCTATACATTTCCTTAATTGGAAAGATTTCAAAGAATATGAAAAGACACTCACGGAGGCAGATGAGCAAAGCGTCTATGAGTCGTTAGATCCTACTTACGAGGAGCCAGAGGTATTAGCTCGTCATAGCATATCTGCCGGGCAGCTTGCATGGAGACGTGCTAAGATAGAAGAAATGGATGGCGATCTTAGGCTGTTCAAGCAGGAATACCCGCTAACCTTAGACGAATGCTTTCAAACACGTGGGCAATCTTATTTCCACAGAGTATCGTATGAGGATATAGGACCTAGATGGCAGAGACATGGAGACTCGCCGTACTTGATGCTTGATAGTGATCATCCCTATACCGGGTATCACTACACGGTAGGAGCCGACATCTCCGGCGGAGTTGGAGGTGACTATTCAGTTGTAGAGGTCCTTTGTCTCAACACGATGCGGCAGGTTGGCGAATACGTAGATAACTTCACGAGCCCAGATGAGTTTGCCGATATAATCGTATGGATTGCACAGATATTCAATAATGCGTGGGTAAATCTTGAGACAAATAATCATGGTGGTGTGACGGCTACGGAGATATTGCAGAAATATCCCAGGAACCTGCTGTTTACTAAAGATGGCCTGACAGGCAATACATACGGGATAGGCACGCAGACGACACGATCGAGTAAGTTGCAAGTCATGGGCAATTTGCGAAAGAGCTTGGCGCAAGGTTTAACAATAGTATCTACATATCTGCAAGGCGAACTAAGTAGCTTTATTGAGAAACCGGTTAGCGACATGTCATCTAAGTTAGAGGCTACGCAAGGGGCGCATGATGATGCAGTTATCGCATTAGGCATGTCTAACGAAGCATTAATATCCTTAGAGGAATATCTAGCGTATCAGGGTATCGGGCCGACAAAGGTAATAAACCCAGATGCAGAGTTCACTATGCGGGCGATTTTGCAGGCACATAGGGCGCAAGCATATCCTTGTCAATCCGGGCTCCTTGGTTATAACTAATGAAAAGACTAGCCGCGCAAGTTGCCCGAAAATTGGGCAAAGTATCCACAAAGAAACTGCAAGAGTTAGCAAGTCGCCACGAGACTCGTGGTTGGGGCTTTAGTAAGAAAGCAAGGAAAATGCGATCTGATCTATCGGCCGAGACTAACTATATGCGGAGTCTGTATGGGATACGTGGCGCGAATCGGCCTATACAGCCTAAGACACAGGCAGAGGCTGCATTCACAGAAACATTCGGCAAAGTAGTCGGGCCCAGGATAGAGAAGCTACGCACTCAGGTTGCCACTCCGGAAGCTAGGCGTAAAGCGGCCATCGCCATACATGCATTGAGACAGCGAGGTGCCACTGTGCCGGAGACAACTAGGCAGCGGCTAACGAGATCATTGCGTAGTGTGCGTGCTTCTATCGAAAAAGGGCAGGCAAAGAAACGACGGCTTGTAGGTCCGGGGCAAAAAGGAGCATCATCTAAGCGTAAGCAGGGTGGCGTAAGTCCGAGTGTGCGTCTAGGGCTCACGAAAGACTCGGATATAAACTGGCCTCTCTTTGATCAAGTTATTCGTAAATTCTACAAGTCAATACCTAAGACCAAGAAGACTAAGTAGATGGATGTATTATTCCTAAGCTGTGGTAATGGACTATCTCTGGCTGCAAGGCTAGCACAGGAAGGCCATACAGTACGGACATTTATCTTCAATGATAACTCGGATACAGGCGTAGGCATATATGATCGTATCAGTGCATGGAGGCCATATGTCAACCGTAGTGATCTGGTCATAGCTGACGATCCGTATTTTGGCTATAAAGAAGTAAGGTTTGATAGTGCTCCCACGCAGGTTCTTGGCATAAGCAAGCTGTTCACGCTTGGCACACGTGCCTCTGAGCATCAAGCATTGCTGGGTGTGACAGGCATGGGAATCAGTCCCAATCGGCCTGACTACTATCTTGAATGCTGGTGGAACGGGCGCAAGTGGTGCACGCCATTCATATGGGTATCGTATCACTGGAACCTAATCTCAGAGACACATGGGCCGATTCTCGGGCCTATGGTAACTGTATGCAAGACTACGCAGGAGCTGCCGCAGACTATCTTCGAAGGACTACGGAATCTCAAGCCTATTTTTGAGAAGACACGGTATAGGGGCCCAGTACGATTAGGATTCGACGGTCGAAGAATATGCGATATACGAGTAGGTCTCTCCTATGATAACATAGAGGCCGTTCTACAGGGTGTCCAGCAGGATCCGCTAGATATGCTGATCGAGGTCGCAGGGGGCGTGCGCTCCGATCTGGACCTCATAGATGATGTATATGTGTCTGTTCGTATGCAGAGGATTGATTGGCCTACAACAAAAGATAATGAGATACACGGATTATTCGAGGCTAATGTCAAGCACTGCGGGCTAGTCAATGTGTGCTACAAGAATGAACGGTACTATGCAACTCAGCGATTCGGGCCGATCTTAAAGGTCACAGCACGCGGCGAGACATCTAAGAGTGCTTTCTCACGCATAGCACGCACGATGCGGAACATTACCCTCGAAGATGCCATCTACAGGGAAGATTTAATAAATTCATATAAGAGCCGGGAATACCCAAAGTTTGCAAATATCGATAGGATATGGAAGGATACGAAAGAGGACGCCCAGACGTTGGCTGGTGGGAAGACCAAATAAACGCAGGGGTTAAATACCGAGAGCATTGGGCCAGTGAAGAGAAGTGGTCTATGTGGCAGGCATTTTACCGTGGCGATTATTCTCCTGATGTGCTGCCTAAGAACGTGGTATTCATGCTTTTACGCATGATGACGCCGCGGATCTATTTTAGGAATCCGGGAATCTCAATTACGCCTAAAAAGCCTGGTCCCGAAGCAACTGCGGTTGCCAAGATCATGGAGCGTGTGTCTAACCAGATGATGACACACATGGGTGTTAAGAATGAGAGCAAGAAGCAGGTGCAGAATGCTTTTTTTACTGGGACTGGCATTGGCAAGTTTGGTTTTGGCGCTAGGTATACACCTACACCAGACGAGGAGGAAACGGTTGCTCCGTTAACTCGCGCAGGTAACAAGGTAGAATTCAATCAGGGCATCATGGATAACATGCCTTGGTATCGCGCCGTAGACACAGCTAACTTTATTGTACCGTGGGGCTGCGATCGCTATGAAAATGCGTTCTTCGTAGCTGAGAAAGTATCTAGGTATCTGGATGATGTAACAAGTGATCCTCGGCTAAGCCATCGTAAAGAGATACGAGACACAGCATACCATCGCAAACAGTATCATAAGCCATTCGCAGAAGTCATCACAAACAATCCCCGCGATACGGTGGATCTGTGGGAGATCCGAGATAAGAGAACACAGAAGGTCTTTATCATAGCACCATCGACAACTGACAAAGTGCTGTACTTTGACGATGATGAGTTGCAGATTCACAATGGCGTACCGTACTTCCCGATTGTATTCAACCCAGATAATGCGTGCTTCTGGGGCGTACCCGACATCAAGATATTAGAGCCGTTTCAGCGGGAGATCAATGAGATCAAGACGCAAATGATGCGGCACAGACGCCTATCGATTATCAAGTTTATTGCAACAGCAACCGCGATTAGTGAGGATGAGGCGGCTAAGTTACTGGACGAAGATGGGCCCGGTCTCGTCCGTGTGCTTGATATGAACGGCATAAAGAACATTGAAGTAGCGCCGATTCCAGACAGCTTGTTGAAGGCCGAGGATCGCATCATGACCGATATACGGGAGCTAATGGGTCTCAGCCGCAATGAGGCAGGATCGTTTGGCGAGGGAAGTGCTGACAGGACGGCTACCGAAGTGCAAGCAATACGTGAGGCCGCAAGCATACGAGAAGATGAGAGACGGGATGTAATCGCCGATGCACATGTGAACATGGTACGCTTGATGCACGAAGTTGTATACAAGCATTGGAGTAATGAACAAGTTGTGCAGGTCATCGGCCCGGATCAGCTGCCTGTATGGGTGAGCTTTGTCGGGCAAGAGATTGCTGGCACGCAGTTCTTTATCAAGATCGACCCGGATCAATCGGTTGCAGAGACACGTGCCGTGCGTGAGGAACGTGCTACTCGAGTCTACCAGTTGTTGCAAAATAATCCCAAGATAGATGCTGACAAACTTACTAAGTATCTGTTGGATAGCATGATAGGCGTGCAGTTCGATGATATGATGGAGCCGACAGGTGGGCAGCCAGGGAGCAGAGAGCAGCCCTTGCAGTTTGGCCAGTATGCACAGAGGTTTGCACAGGCAGCCTAATTAACACCGAAGAAAGGAACAAGATGACTCGTGTAAAAGGGTATTTCAGAAAAGGCCGCAAGGTCGGCGCACGGCCGAGTTTGCATAATTTCCGAAAACGTGATAAACTTGGCAGATTTATAAAGAAAGTCGAGGTGGTCGAAGAGCCTATAGTAAAGCGTAAACCTGGCAGACCTAGGAAAAATGGCTAATCCGCAAGCAGTTCAAGAGGTCAAAGAGCTAAGCAGGCTGCTAAATCCTCTGTTAGAGAGCGTACCGGAGGAGATTCGTGGCGTAGTTGTACAATCTTCGCATGAATATGTAAAGGCATTGCGCCAAGTAGGGGCCGAGTCTAATGATATTCAGCAATATGTGCAAGGCGAGGTGGAAATTGCTAAGGATATGCATGCAATGGGCATGAATCCGGGGCAAGTCAAGAAGTTTTTGGATGAGGAGAACACCAAGAGTGTGCAAAGTGTCATGCAGGAGCGTGATCAAGCCATGATTCAGCAAATGCAGGCTTCACAGCAAGAGCAGTCTATCAGAGCCATGCAAGATAACCTGCAAAGCTCGATGCTCCGGGGTGCGCATGGCTAAACCTGCATTGCCTGACGACTATCATGCGAAAACGGCTGCTAATATACTAAAAAGTGAGTTTAGCATACCCACGAAGGATGATATAACTAAGAAGCTAAAGCATACAGAGACGCAGATTAGAAACCTTCGTAACGTATACATCGCAGAGAAGACAACTCGCCCGGATTCGTTCGTAGCCAAGAGGCGGATGCAAGAGTACAGCAAAACAGGTGCAAAGGCGAAATCTCCCGAGGCAATTAGGAAACAAATAACTGAGGCGCAGAAACGCAGACGTGTGCTGAGCAAGATGCTGCATGCGGTAGAAGCCGAGACAGTGCCGTCTAAAGCACGCAGTAAGATAAGAAGCATTCTAGGTACTGTAGGCAAGAAAGCCCTTACATCCAATGCTGTGTGGCTAGGCATAGACATGCTAACGGCTAGCCCGACAGGAGTTGAGCCTACTGACAAGAAATACTATCGTAAAAGCAAGGTTAAAGAGTATCTAGGAAAAGCGGCTGACCGCAAAGCTGACGATGAGCGTGACGCAGAGAGAACCGGCTTGGAGAAAGTGCAAGAGAGATGGACTGGTCAACGTGCCGCGAAGGAACGCAATGAAAAGACGGATGCGAATGGCATGAACTCATTGCAAGTTGCACAGCATTACATACAGAGTGGCGAGTTCCCTAATTCTGACTTCCTGGATGACAGTGAGATGCGGCTGCATGTATTCAACCGAATACGTGAATTTATGCAGGCGGATCAACTAAGAACGGTCCACCCACGCGATAGATCAATAGATACACAGTTGCAAATGCAATAATGCCGAATTATGATTTCAAATGTCTCGAATGCGGAGATGTATTTGAGGATGCGGCCAGCTACGAAGAGCGGTTGCTTGTTGAAAGTCCGTGCTGTGAATCCAGCAGCGAAGTTGTATGGCAGAGGTCAGCGGGGCCTGTGCTATTTCGAGAGGATAATTACCAAATCGAATTTGGGAGCAGAGCCGGCGTACATTGTTCATCTAAGCGCCAACTACTTGATGCAATCAAGTATGCAAACGATAGCAACCCTAACCCAGTCGAAGTGACTAGCGAATACTATGGCTAAAGCAAGGATAGTAATTGAGTATACACCTACAGGTGGGGGATTCCAGCTTGATATTAAGTGCGAGAATGCTCACCTAATAGGCTCCGGGAAATCGGAGTACATTGCACGGAAGATGCGTAAGGAGATTCATCGCCAGCGTTATCAGCCACGATTGACACAACCTGAACCGATAGTTAAAAATGTCAGAAGAACAGCAGCCAAGTGAGGTAGCACAGTTGATGCAAATTGTGCAGAACCAAGGACAGCAGATTGCGGCCTTAACGGAGCAACTGCAAGGTACCAATGATAGATTTGAGGGCTTTACTGATGCCCTGGATAACTCTTCCTCGGAAGATGATTATGAGCTCCCTAATGCTTCAGAGGAAGAGCTTGAAAGCATGACTAATGCCCAACTTGCAAATCATTTAGAAGGCCGTCTTGGGATGGCCATTCAGAATGCAGTTGGTGCGGCGATGGAACCGGTTAGTGATGATCTGGCAGCTACACAGCAATTTATGCAGAACAACAACGTAAATTCTGAGATCAACCAGATGTCGCAGAAATACACGGACTTTCAGCCGCTTGCCAACGACATTGCAGACATTATACAAGATCGCTCGAATAACGGCTATAGCATCTCAATGGAAGATGCATATCGTTTAGCACGGGCGGGGAATCCAGATACGGTTGCAGCGGCTGAAAAGGCGGCAAGCCCGGAACAGCCTAATCTTGCTGGCGGTTTGTTACCGACTAGCAGAATGATAGGAGAGCAAAATACACGGCAAGACATGGACTTTGATGAAGCACTTGGGAAGGCATTCCAAGAAGAAGTCACTGACCAGGGTCTTAACCCATTATTTGATGATTCGGGTATTTCGGTTGTCGAGACACCTGATGAGTCTGCCTAGCCAATAAAGGTTTATCATGGCAGTAGTTCGCACGCGCTCCGAGGCACTGGACAGCTTGGCTGTTAGTACCTGGAGACACATGAAGCAGCGAATTGCCGATCAGGTATTCAACGAAGTTGTATTCTTCGCATACCTGAAGAGCAAGGGCAAGCTGCAACCTTACCAAGGTGGTAAGTATATCGAGACTCCGGTCTCGTATGCCGAGAACGATACTGTCGGTTGGATCAGCGATCAAGACGCGGTTAATATCAATGATATTGATCCGTTGACGACTGCTGAGTACGACTGGCGTTATCTCGTGGCATCTGTTACTCGGTCCCAGATCGAAGAGCAGAAAAACCGGGGCAAGATGCAGATTATTAATCTGCTGAAGCACAAGATGGAAGTCGCGCAAAACAGTCTTATCAAGGAGATTGAGGGGCGGCTTTACGGTGGTGCCGATTCGACTAACAAACAGATGGAAGGTTTGCAGCATTTAATTGCTGATAATCCTGCAGCTGTTGCTAATGTTGGTAAGATCGCGCAGGGCACGCAAACGTGGTGGCGCAACCAGACGTTGAATTATGGTACGCA